GCCGCCGCCCATCATGGGCGGCGGCGGCTCAGGCGACCCTCCGATCTGGTCACGCGCGCACGTCTATGCCTATTTCGACCAGAACTTGCCACGCGAGATGCGCATTCACGCCGCCGCCTATCGGGCGGCCATGGAGGCGGCGCAGGCGTCCGATGCCAGCGCCATCCAGATCGCGGCTGATGCCGCGGCGCTCGATGCGCAGTTCGCGGGGGTGTAGATGTTTGGCCGACAAACCCGCGACGCGACGCATCTGCGCACCGTCGACCTGCCCGGCGAAGTCACGCATCCGACGCCGCCGCCACTCGATGTGATCGAGACGATACCCGATCAGACAATCGAGGAGACCATCGATCTGCACCAGGAGCTCTTGGCGATGGCGCGCATCCATAGCATCCTGACGCGGCACGACGATGCGGCCCGCGTGCGCATTCTGTCATGGGTCACAGATCAACTGCAGATCAGGCCGCCGGTAGAGTAAAAATGGCCAACGTCAAACTGCCGCCATATCTCAAATGGCGCGACGGGCGCCCGCGTTGGGAGCCCTCGCCAAAGCTGCGCCGCCTCGGCCTCAAAGGCCGGGACCTGAAGGACAACGCCGGCTCGTGGCTGCCGTTGGCCGAGGCGGTGCTGTCAGCGCAGGCAATCAATCAGGACCTGGCAAGCCAGGCCGGGCAGCGCCGCCCGTCCCTGCCGGTCAAGACAGCGGTGACGTGTCACGACCTTTTTGCGCTCTACTACGCCAGCCAGGACTTCCTGCGCCTGCGCCAACAGACACGCCACGATTACCAGGGCAAGGCGCGGCCTTTCCTCGAGCACTTCGGCGATCGCGCCGTCGCCGCGGTGCGCAAGTCGCACATCCTCGGCTTTTGGGAGCAGATGCACACGCAGCGCGGCCATGCCATGGCCAATGGCATCCTCGCCGTCGTGCGCCGCGTCTTCACGTATGCGGAGCTGCGCGATCTGCGCGCGCCGAACACCAATCCTTGCCTGCAGCTCAAAAGGCCGACCGTGCCACCGCGCGTCGTCGTATGGACGCCCGCCGAGATCGACGTGATGGTCAGCCTTGCGGACGGCATCGGCGTGCCGTCAATTGGCGACGCCATCATTGCCGGCCTGCACACCGGCCAGCGCCAGGGTGACTTGCTGGCCTATACCTTGCCCGAAGTCGGAGACGGCCGCGCGCGCTTCCGGCAGTCGAAGCGGGGGGCCCAGGTCAGCGTCCCCTTGACGGATCAGCTCGCAGGCCGCATCGAGGAAATCCGCCGCCGCCGCCGCGACGAGGCCCGCCACGCCCTGTCGCTGGCCACCGTGCACCAGCTCATCGTGAATGAGGCGACGGGCCGGCCCTACACGCGCAACAGCTTCAATCACGTGTTCCGGCGCGTGCGCGCGGAAGCGTGCAAAAAATTGCCGGAAATGCACAAAAAACAGTTCCTGGACATTCGCGACACCGCCGTCACGCGCCTGGCCATCGCCGGCTGCTCGGTGCCGGAAATCCGCGCGATCACCGGCCACACGCTGACGACAATCCACAAGGTCCTCGAGCACTATCTGGCACTCGACGACCGCATGGCTGACGCCGCTATCGACAAGCTGCGGCAATGGATGGACCGCGAAGGCATCGCGCTCTGAGATTTCCGACGCCCCTGGTTTTCACCCCGGTTCCAGCGTCGGAAATTGAGGCTAACTGCTTGAAATCATTGACACGCACAGAATTTGTAATCAGGGGGTCGGGGGTTCGAGTCCCTCTTGCGGCACCAATCTTTTCAATGGGTTAGGCCGATCAGTCTGCTGCCGTCCGACGATTTCGCGTCGGACTTTCCGACGCTAGCCGTGCGATCACCGCAGCCACGCCAGAACTGCATGAAAGCTCAGCAGCGCGAGACACCCAAGCAGCGACCAGCCCAGCCGCCGGTCGGCACGCGTCTCCCCGGCCAGAAGCCGCTGCCAAGCCTTCACCGCATGGCCTCGAAAATTTTCAGGGCCGCGTCGATGCTGCCGGTGCCCCACAGCGTCAGCAGCGGGAGCAGCCACGTCAGCGAGCGCTTGATCAGTAGCTCGAGCGCCGGCGGCCGCGCCTTGGCGCGCTTCAGTGTGGTGATGTCCCGTCGCACGTCGCGCATCTCCCGCTTGACCCAATCGTCGAGATGTTCCTGGCGCGCCTCGATGCGGCCAAGCGTGCGGCACATCTCCATCAATATCTGCTGCATGCGTCATCGCCGGTCGCCTAGGGCCAATGCTGATCGTCCGTGTAAGTCGCTGGCGGGGCGGCCTCGATCGCATTCGACGCCGCCCGGATCGCCTCGATCGCAGCATCCGCCGCCTCCAGCTCCGCCGCTCGCGCCGCTTGCTGCGGCGTCCAGTTATCCGCGCCGATGCGCAACAGCCTGATGGCCTCGCGTTGCGCATTTGACAGGATCACCGCGAGATGATCGGCGTCCCGCGCCGATACCAGCGCCTGCATCCGCCGGCTGGCCTCCGCACGCACGTCCTCAGCGGTCGGCGCGTCGAAATCGTGCGCACGGATCTGCGCTCGCCACGCGGCGGCTTGCTCTGCCGACACGCTCGGCCCGAAGGCGACGTGCCACGTCGTGGGATCGGCGCGGTCTCCGATCACGATGCGCCCCACATCGCCCGATAAAGTGTCGGCCAAAGCCTTCACTCTCATCAGGAATTCACCCGGATTTTCCAGCTTTGCGCTCATATCCACACGATCCCCCGCAAGCCGGCCAGAGTGCCGTTGTAAGCGTCGTAGAAAGACGTCGTCGCTTTATTCGAATGCAAATATTCCAGATGGTAAAACGTGTGCATTCCAGCACCTGGCGCGCCTTCGTATGTCGCTATCAGCACATTGGCCGTTTCCCCGTATGCACCCAGCGAGATATCCGCATCTCGCGTCAAACCATCGATCCCGATGTCGGCTGCTGCAGCGTCCTGCGTGGCCGCATTAAAGACCATGCTATGCGCCGACACGCTCGCGAAGGTCTCGCCAGTCGGAAACAGGGCCTTGAAATTTTTGGCACTATCAAGAGATTTATACATCACCTGCGGTGGGGTCACGCTTGGGTCGTTGTAATTGTAAGAGCTTTCGGTCCCGGCCGCATAAAACAGCGAGCGCGGCCGAGCATTACTGATATTCGCGACGAACCGGCTTGTCCTGCTGTCCTCGCACTGCCCGCTCGTGCCCGTGGTGCGGATCGTGCCGAGCAAGCGCCGCGTGGCGTCGCCCGACTTCACCCATACGCCATCCTGCTTCACGATCGCGGTGGCGCGCGTGGTGGCATTCGTCCACGCGACGAATTCCAAAGTCAGCGTGCCGCTCGCGTCGTAGCCGAAGACGTCGTGATTGGTGTTTGTCGTGCTCGGTATGGCGGCGCTCACTTGCGCAGATGGGAGCACGGACCAATCGGAGCCATCGTAAAGCGCGAGGCCGTTGCCGGTGTACGGCGTACAGTAGAGCGTTGTCTTTGCCGTCTGGTTTGCGGCCGGAACAGGATCGCCATCGGCCAGCGTCAGGCGGAAATCATTGACGCTGTTTGACCCGCCGCCGCCGCCTCCGCCGCCCGCAGCAGTCGCCCATTCGACATCGTAATCATCGGCGCTCGCCTTGCGCAGGACCTGGTGCAGGGCACCGCCCGCCGGCACCCCGGTGCCCGCCGTGCCTTGCGGCCCCTTGATGTTGCCCCGCAAAGACCACGCGCCCGAAGCCTTGCCGTAGACGTTGCCATGCTCCGCGTCGGGGGCGTTCAGCCAGATCGCGAGATCGCCGTCGTTGCCGAGGCCCGCACCGGGCGCAGCCGTCACGATATGGATCACCGGCGCATCGGTGGTCGCGTCCGCTACTTCCGGCGCGCCCGTCAGGCCGTTGAAGCGCAGGAATTTTCCAAGGCGATCGGCCTTCAGCGGCAGCTCGCGCGTGATCGTCAGATCGTCGATCGGGTCGACACGCAGCGCCAGGCCCTGGTCGCGCACAAGCTCCTGGATCAGCACGATCAGCGAGCGGTATTCGGCGTTGAACACGCTGGCGCGCATCTCACCCGACAAAATATTGCTGGTCCGCGCGGCCGCGCGTGTGCCGCGGATCACGAGCCGGTCGCTCGCTTCGGCCGCCACGGCCAGCGTGATGCGCTTGTAGCCCAGCTCCCCGACATCGGCGAGGCCGTAGTCGGTATCCAGCACAAAGGCGGTCTCGACGCCGGCGCGCACGCGCACGATTGTCAGGTCGCCATCCGCCAGTACCGGAAAATCAGTGTCAATGACGGTCTGCCCGGCGGTCAGCGTCACATCAAGCAGGCGGTCGTCTACGGGCACTCCAAACGTCATGTCGCGGGCACCTCTGCTCGCTTGGCCTTCGGCGCCGGCTGCCGCGGCTTGTAGATCGTCAGCTTGCCGCTGACGTTACTGGCATGTACCGCGTTGTGCTCGGCAATCGCCTGCTGCACCCGATAAGGGCACTGCCTGGAATTCGGCAGCGCGCGGTACGCCTGCACGACGCGCGCGTCGAGCTTCGCCCGCTCAGTCGATGTAATTGGGGTCCACGACCCCGCGCACCCGCTCGTCGCGCACGCTGCTGCGCACACGAGCAGCGCGCTGGATAACCTGATCATTCGCCCGCTCCGTCTTTGTCCGTTCCACCGCTGCACCCTGCTTCACGCCGCGCTGCACTTCGCCGCGGTGCCACAGCGCCGCCGTGGTCACGACGCCAGCCAGCGCGATCATTGCCACGACGTTCGTGCCCGCGTTGAACAGCCCCAACATCAGCGCGCCTCCTCGTCTTTCAGGCGGCGATAAATCGCGAGCAGCACACCCGAGACGCCAATGCCTGCGCCGATCGCATCGAGATTGCCGCCGATGCTCGCCAGCAGCCCCTTCACGGGCGCGAATTCCGTTGCGATACGTGCGGCATCGAGCGCCACCTGCAGCGCGCTCTGCAGCCACAGCACGACAACGCCCAGGCCCGACATCAGCGCGCCGAGAATGGTGTTCGACTGCAGCATGAGCTGCCCAGGCGTGCGCTTGCCATTGCCCTTTGCGGCAGGCGCAGGCGCGGGCGATGGCTCCGGCAGCGGCGCAGCCGCGCGCTCCTCGACAGCCAGCACCGGCGCCGCCGCATCGGCCGGCCAGCGATAGCCGAGCACGTCCGTCTCCATGTACGCGGCGATCGAGACTGCGTTACCCTGGTTGCCGCCCAGCAAATAGACTTTTCCGTCGCGGCGCTCGACCAGGAACCCGACATGCCCGGCGCGCGGATCGTTGCCGCGACGCAGTACCACCACGGCATGCTTCACGGGGCCGCACTCGACACCCCAATTCAGATAGGAGCGCGCCAGCATCGAGCCGGTATGCTCGAGGCCGGCGCGCTGCAAACACGCGCCGACGAACCCGGCGCACCACGGCACTTCATCGCTTTCGACCCAGGTGCAGCCAATGTCACGCGCATAGCGCACAATGCGCAGATTGTGCGAGGCGCCCGGCACTTCCGCCTGGCCCATCTCGCCGTCCGCAATCCGTATCCAGTCAGGAACCGTCATCGCCTGGTCCGCTTCTGCCAGTGGCGGTCATGCGCGAGATCGAGCGGCGGGTCGTCCGACATGAGGCGATAGCGCTCGTCGAGCTCGGCCATGCGCAGATCCAGGCTTTCGAGTGAGCCGTTGCGCGCGACTTCTTCGGCTGTCCAGCGCTCGCCGCGCTGCAGCTTGCGCAGCAGGCGGAACCATTCGAACATAGCCGCGAACATCATCGCCTGACACTCAGCCGTATCGCGCGCGCCGAGCAGGGCGCACTTGCGCCGCCACAACTCTGCCACCAGCGGATCGGTCGCGTCCGGACTGCCGGCAACGCCGACGAACTTCATCCGTTGAGCCAGCGCCCGCAGCTCCTGGCGGATCGCGTCGAGCGACCAGGCCACGGACAGCGCGCCCTCCTCGCTGTCGTCGATGATTTCCGACGCGCAAGGCGGATCGCCAACGGGGAAATTGGCCTGCACCGCCGGCAGCATCTGGCCGTCGTCCTTCACGGGGGGGGTGTGATTTGACGACAGACGGCTGACATCCGCAGGCCGAGGATCAGGCGCTGCGATAGCTGCCGGCGGTGGAGCTGGTATCAGTGCGATGGACGACGCGGGCGCAGACATCGCACGCAAGCTGGCATCGTCCGGATATACGTCCCAGAAGCTGGTCCAATCCTCGCCGTGCATCGGCTCCGACTGCGCCCCGGCGGTATGATTGCGGGCGCACTGATAGGATTTACGACCGCGCGCGACGACATCGCCGGGCGCGTAGCTCTCGCCCGACGCCCATGTCGCCCGGAAGCGCGTCAGCTCGTGATTGTGCGCGTGTCCCATGCCCGGCCCCGTGATTTGCCGGCATCATAGCCACGACGACACGGGGGGGGCCTCAAAGCAACCCGGGCGCTGGTAGCACAGCGCCCGGGCCAATGTAGAACCAGCGTTTGGCTGGCGGCTATGACAACGCAGACACGCTATGTCGATTTGCGCTTGTCCGCAATGCGCTCCACGACCTCGAGCATAGCGAGACCTGAAAGACGCGCCCGATAGTCGGGATCGTCCTTCCAGCGCGCATGCGTCGCGCGCAATTGACTGGCCGCGCGCTGCATGTGGACCGTCTGCTTGTAGGCTTCTTCCGCCATCGCTTCCGCCAGCACTCTTTTCTGATCGTCGGTCGGCCGAGCTTTAGGCATGGCGTCCACCTACTGTCCGGTTTTCTCAAAGCGATCGCGTTGATAAAATTCAAATTCGGCATCACCGTCTAACAGTCTCGACATCTCGAAGATCGCCTCATTGAAAAATCCATCCCTAATCAACATGATGCCGTAGCGCAGCCTATCTTCGGCCTGCTCTGCTCGCTTGCGCCAATGGTCTAGCTCATCAGACGCACGCCAAACGTCGTGCCACCGTTGTTCCATTTGTTCGCGCTCATTTCTCTCCTCTTTGCTTTCCGGAACGCCACCGAATATGTCTGCCATTGTGTTCACGCATCCTTCTAGTTGATAGGGACGAGCTTCCACTCGCCATTGATGTAAATCCAGCAATATCCGTCTGGCGCTTCACCCAAGTGCATCACCCACCTCTATCTCTTGCCTTTGTGGGGCGGCGCCGTGACGTTGTAGAGCGTCTTGTCTGACACCTTGATCCCGAATTCATTCAGCAACTCAACGCGGATTTGAGGCACTGTCGCCTTCTGCCGGCGCCGTTTCTTGGCGAACGTCAGAGCTTTGCCGGAAAGCTTCGGCGCGGGGCCTGGCCGATAGCCCTCAGTCCTGATCTTGTGTTGAATGCCGGCGCGCGTGCGCTCGCTGATCATGTCCCGTTCGAAGTTGGCCACAGCGGCGAGCATGTTCGTCATGAACCGGCCGGCCGGCGTGGTCGTATCGATGCTGTCCGTCAAGCTGACAAAGCCGATGCCGTTGTCCTGCAAGTGCTGCATCCGATTGAGCAGATCGAGGATCGAACGGCCAAACCGATCGAATTTCCAGACGACCAGTGTGTCGCCCTCATCGCACTTGGCTATAGCCTCTTCGAGGCGTGGCCGGCGCTTGCTGACGCCGGACACCGTTTCGATGAATATGTCGTCGTCCGCGACGCCGTAGCGTCGCAGTGCTTCAACCTGTTGCGCCGTGCTTTGATCCTTAGTCGAAACGCGCGCATAGCCGATCGGTCGGCCCGTTCCCTGCTTTCGCATACACAATTTCCCATTTTCGACTGAAAATATTGTTTCCAGTCTACCTTGGAAATCGGCGAGAAGGCGGCGAGTGATCATTTTTTGCCCGCCTTGAGCTTCGCGTGCGCGCGCTCGATCAGCCGGATAACCATGGCCGACTTGCCCGGCAGATCATCTTCGGCCTTCCTGAGATCAAGCAACATCTGCTCAATCGCGTCATCGACGCGGACTTGCAGCCATTTGTCTTTCATGTCGGCGTCTGTGCCGACTGCCTGGGGATTCGTCAATGGATTGTTGCTCGCAGTGTTTGTATTGATTGTTGGGAACGTATTTTTTGTATTGACGTTTGTCAAGGGCCTAACTAAATTGTCCTCAGGTCTGGATGAGTTCGCATCCCGTTACAGACGGACCTCTTAAATGTCGGCAAACGGGACGGTGGAAACAGTTGGAGGGGCGGCATTGCGCCGTCAGCTCACAAGGGCCGAAGGCGGGCATTCAACGGCGCCCGCTGCCACCGCAATCAAATTGGAAAAGGACGCCCGCACTTGATAGCCGCGCTCTACATAGAACCTGACGGCTGCTACGCCGATCTTCCCGGCGTTGATGCGTGGGATGAGGCGCGCGATGCTCGTGAGTATGCCGGGCCGTGGCCGGTTGTGGCGCATCCTCCCTGTCAGCGATGGGGGAGATTTTGGCACGGCAGCACACGCAAGCCTCACCAGTACAAGCTTGGTGATGATGGCGGTTGTTTCGAAGCAGCGTTGTCCGCAGTTCGAAAATTCGGCGGCGTGCTTGAGCATCCATGTGACAGTCATGCCTGGAAATGGTTCGGCCTGGAACGCCCCAAGCGTCACGCAGGATGGAACGAGCCGGACAACCACGGCGGCCGGTCTTGCTACGTTGAACAAGGCCACTATGGCCACATGAGCCGCAAGCCCACCTGGCTCTATGCGTGCAAGGTTGGGTTTCCGGAATTGGATTGGTCGAAGGGCGAGCAGCGGTTGCACCCGGTAGCGCTGGAGCGCTACGGGTACGCGAAGGCCCGGCGCATAGGCATGACTGCAATGGTTGGTGGTAAGAACAAAACCAAGATCAGAAACGCCACGCCGCCAGAGTTCCGAGACGTGTTGATTTCAATGGCGCGCACCGCTCGGGCGGTTGCCGCATAACTGGAAAGGAACCCCACTACTCTCCGACAAAATCCGGGGCGCGGTCGGGCGCCACATCGCCCGGCCTCCACCAGTAATCCGTCCCCTGTTTCTCGGCATACGCCTGGCGGCGGCGAAATGCGGCTGCAGCTTCCGGGTCCATCAGCTCCTGCAATTGGTCGAGCACCACGCGCTGCCACGCTAGCTTCACGTACCACAGCGACGCCACCGGGGTGTTCGCGTCCAGGAATTTCACCAGCTCGCGGCCGGCGTTGGTGTCCTTGTCAGTCGCAAGCTGGCGGATGTTTCCCGCCGTCAGATTCCATGCATTTTCGAGGCGGCCGACTGTCGGCCCTGCCAGCGTCTCCGCCCATGTCCCGCCGAAGCGGTTTGTGTCGGCGAGCAGGAAGTCGCCCCAGATACCCAGGCCCCCGCCTTGCGCGAATGCCCGGCCCCAGAACGCAGGATCATCAACCTGCTGCGGATCCTTGCCGTCACGCATAGCCTTGAGCTGCAAGGCCAGGGCGCCGAGCAAAGTCGACGAGATCAACAGCGCGCCCGCGTGTTTCGCCCCGCCGATCTTGTGCCCCTTGGCCAGCTCCCGGCCAATGCGCGCGACGTGCAGCTGCATCACCGCCACGCTGAAGCTTTTGAACTGCGAGAAGTATCGGGCAAGCTCGCCCTGCGTCGTGCCGGGGCGGCTTTCGCCCGTCAAGAACGCGCGGCTGCGCACCGTGGCCTGCGGCACCGCGTAATCGGTCTCCTGGATGATCATCTCGGCATACCGCTCTGACAGATTCCGCATGTAGCGGCGCACCTTGTCATCGAACGCGTCGGTCGGCAGGCTGCCCGCCGCAAAGCGCGGATCGCCGCCGGCCAGCACGTCGAGCAGCGCGATCATTTCATCGACATCCTGAAGGCGGAAGCGCCGCGCCATTTCCGCCAGCTCCGGCGATCCGATCTGCTCGACGCGCTCCAGCAGCTCGCGCAAGCTCATGGTCGCGCCGCCATTGCGCATGAGTGCCAGATCCCCGCTCAGCTCGCGCGCCGCGTCGCGTACGCTCTCATTGACGGTGGATGGCAGAGCCGCCGCGGTCAGCTCCTGCATCTCGCGCGGGCGCAGGATGTTGGCGCCGGCCGAGCGCGTCGTCGATGCCGCGCCCCGCCCAGGCCGCAGATCGTGCTGGCGCGCCTGGCGCAGCACGTTCCAGTCGACCTCATCGAAGCCGTATCGCTCCAACGAGCGCCGCAGCTCCGGCGCCAGCTTGTCCCATGCATTGTTAGCGTGATCGGCGAACATGCCCTGCATATGCAGGCCGAAACCGTGCCGGCTCGCCTGCGTCCACGTCGACAGGCCCTGCCATGCCAGCACGCGGTCCGCCAGCACATGGCCGACGCCGGCCGTTGACGCCACGTAGCGATTGCTCTCGCCCATCAGGTGCATCATGCTGTCGTTGATCAGGTCCGCGCGCACTGCCTCGCGCCGGCTCATGCCGCCGTTGATGAGATCACCGAAAGCCGTCGCCATGTCCGACGCCAAACCGAACGAGCCGGTTGGACCAGCCGCGAAGCGCCGGGCCAGCGCTCCGAAAGCGGGATCGGTCACGGCAGAGAGCTGCGCACTGCCGAGCGATACCGCCGTCACAAAATTGCGCACGAAGCCGTTGACATCGGCCGCGATCTGGTTTGTCGGCATGCCTGCCGAGCCGCGGACGATCGCATACATGCGTTCGGCCACGTCGATCTGCGCGCGGGCATGTCCGGCTGCGTCGCGGATCTTGCGGCCCGTGATCTCCGTTTTGACAGGGAACCGCGCCGGCGCGCCGCGCGCCGCCTCGGCCGCCTCTTTGGTCACCGCCTGCCGCAGCCATTGCATCGCCGCATCCGGGTTTGGGCCGAGCACTTCCATCGTCGCGATGTCGCGCGCCATCATGTTGATGTGGCCCATCATCGCCGCCATGATCTCGCCTTCGCCGAAAGATTTCTGGTATTCCATCCAGGCATCGGCCGACTTGAACACCAGGAACCGGCTTTCGGCGTGCTGGCGCACGAGCGCGCCGCGCCCCTTGACGGCCATGCTTGGGTCCTGATGCGCCCAGCCCTCACTGGTCACCGTGTCGAAGATGTATTTCAGAACGTCCTCGCGTTCACCGACGAGGATCGGCTTGCCAGTCAGATGATGGCTCATCCGGTCCCAGTCGAGCCGGCCATCGATGAAATCACGCCAGGCGTCATATTGCGCGAGCCGCATGCGGCGGCCGTCATGGCGCTGCGGCAGCCCCCAGTCGTCGCGCTTGCCGATCGCGCCGCCCATCTCATTATAGCGAATGCGCAGGTCCTCGGCGACACGCTTCCAGGCCATTGCGAGGCGCGCCGCCACGACGTCGCCGGTCGCCTCGCCGAACAGCTCGCGCACGACATTTGATTGCCGCGCCTTGTCACGCGTCGCGCCGGTGACGTTCGTGCGCCGGAAGGCGTGCAGCATTTCCTCGAGATGGCCATGCGCCGCCGCCACGATGGCCTTGCGCCGCCCTTCGATCGATGATGTGCCGCCGACATTCTGGCCGTGGTGCTCGATCAGGGCGATCATAGCCATGCCCGGATTGATCTGCCCGCGCGCGTCCTTGTAGCTGTAGACGTAGCGCTCGACACGCTCCATCGTCTCGAGCTGCAACAGCGCCGCCCGCTTGCGCTGCGTCGCCTCCGCCGCGATGCGCGCGGCGAGCTGCTGCTGCGCCACCCGCCGCGCCTGCGCGGCACCGTACGCCGTTCGATACTGCGCCACGTAGCGATCATAAAGCGCGACCAGCTCATCGGCCTGCGCCTGATCCAGCTCGCCTTGCGCGACGGCAGAGCCCAGGCAATCCGCAATCGTCATCGTCTGCAGGCCTCCACAACCTCAGCCGCCCGCGCGTCAGCTTCCGCGGCGCGCACGCTCTCAAATTCACGCCGCCCCACTTCGCCGCTTTCGATCCGGCGGAAAACATCATCCGCCGTCAGGAACCCACGTCCACGCAGGACCTGCACGACGCGCCGCAGCACGTCGCGCACGCGGTCGATGATCGCATCGATCGCGCCGCCGAATGTCGCCCCGGCAGCGCGATCCGCCCACATCTCCGCGATCGTCTCCTCGATCAGCGCCTGCTCCAGCCCGTCCGCATCATCCCCGAACCGCTGTGCATAGATTTCCTGATACCGCGCATCGATGCTGTACGTCGCGCGCAGGCCGTCCGCCTCGGCACGCGCCGTCAGCGCCGCCCATTCGTCATCGCGCAGCAGGCCAAGCTGGCGGTAGGCGTGCATTTCCTCGTGCCGTCCGGTCCGCCCCGGATTGTCTGCGGCCAGCGACACGCGAATAAGCCTTTCGTACGGATCAAAATAGCCATCGACATCGCTACCCTTGAACGTCAGCCCGTCCGCCAGCTCGACGCGCACATCATCCGGCAAGCGTGCGATCACGGCGTCGATCTCGGAACGCATCGCCGCCATATCGGCCGCCGCCCGCGGCGTCGGCGCCACAGGATCATGCATCGCAAACAATGGCAACCCGCGCGCATTGACAGCAGCGCGCACCTGCTCGGTGATCGGGAATGCCACGAACCCCGCCCCGACAGGACGCCCATCGGCTGCCCGCACCGTGTCTATTTTGACGCCCGCCGCAGCTTCTGGATCAAGCCTTTTCAATATATCCCGCAGCTTTTTCGGATACATCTCATCATAGGCATATCTGAGCCCGTCAAGCGGCGCGCCCATGCCGAAACCGTCAACGGTATCGCCGGACGCAATAGTGATATATTGGACGCCCGCATCAATTGCCTGGATTAAGGCTCGACGCAAGCCCATATTGACCCACCTATCCGTAGTCGCCACCAGAATATTATCGGGCGCCGCGCTCGACAGCAATGCAATCTCAGCATCTAATCGGCGCACCAGCTCCAATTTGGCCTGCACTGCTTCGCCATATTGATCTCCAATCGCAGTCGTCGAATTTATTACAAAAGAGCTTATTCCGCTTTCTTCCAGCTCTTTCACCGCTTTGCCGTACTGCTCGCGCAAGGCTTCCAATTTTTTTTCATCTCGCCCTGTTTTATCGGTGCGCAGCTTCTGCCCCCAGTCTGACTGCAGCTCTTGAATCACGAAATGTCTGGCATCGGCATCGTCCGCATGCACCGACGTCCTGAGATGCAGAATCACATTTTCTTCCAAAAAATGCGACTCCAAGAAATTTTGCCGACCTGTTTCATCATACAATGCCAGCAATTCCGCTCGCCTCGCATTTCCATCTGCGAGCAAGGCACTTTCTTCTGCCGTGAGAATTTCTCCGCTTCTATCTCTTCTCCATAGCGCTTGCGTTGCTTCTGTCACTTCCGCAATTTGCTTGTCTATCTCCTCTATCGTCGGTCCATTTTTTAAATATAAGACCGTCTCTTTGTACGTGGTGTTTCTAGGATCAATTGAATACGATGAAAAAGTTGCCGGCCGCGCATCTGGATCATTATTTCCGCGCACACGCGCCGCATTTGTATAAATGCCTTCATTAAGTCGCACCCGATGAACTTCTAAAAATTCTATTATTTCATCGCGCGTGATCATGTCCTTTTTACTCATATGCTCTACAAGGCCGGTAGCATTCAATTCGGCATTCTTCGCTCCTCCTATTTTGAGCTGCGCCAGCATCTGATCCGGCGTCCCCCTGACCTGCGTAATCTTCAATGCGGCTTCTAAAGCGCCGGAATAAAACCCCAGATCGTCCGTGCGCGGCACCTGGAGCAGCACGCGCTGCTCCAGGTCCTCCACCTGACGCGAATGGAAATTTGCCAAACGAATATTCTTCGGATCGAATATTGCAGTCACCGACGTGGGCTCATCTCCTGCATCCGTGATATTAGACCACGTGACACCATCATACCCTTCATCACGCGCGGCCTTAATGTCCGATGCCCTGCGCCGCTCGTCCAAGCTGAAGGTCTTTTCGAATTCAATTTTCTTGATCCTGCCGCGCACAAAAGCGCTGACGATGCGTCCACCGTCCACGGGATCGCCAAGCAACCCAAAGGCGTAGTTATTTGCCTCTGCCGGGTCCGTAGTCAAAAATATTGCGCGATCCGGCGTGCCCGTGCTTTGGCCTGCCCGATCGATATCAAAATCGCTAAAATCTGCCATCGTGCCGTGATAGTAAAGTGTCGACGTGTCAAACCCTTCGCTCTCCACGTCGCGGACTTGCAGCAGCACGCGCTGCTCCAGGTCCTCCACCTGGCGCTTGGCCGCTTCTCCGCCGGGTTCGTCGAAATCGTCGCCGGCGGTGCGCAGGGGCGGCGGGCTGTCGGCGCGCGTCAGGCCGGCCACCCCTTCGGCGTCGAGCACTTCGCCGACGCGGCGCGCGAAAGCCTCGCCGGCGATACGTGCCGAGGCTCCGGTCGCGACCCGCGCCGCCGCCTCGTTGAGGAGATCGGACACGCGGCCGGACGACAGCGCCAGCGTGGCCACCAGCTCCGTCATCTGCGCAGCTTCGTCGGCGCGCGCCCGGTTGCCATCCGCCAGCCGGTTGCCCGCCCCTTCGATGCGACCCGCCTCTCGATCGAGCAGGCCGAAGATGCGCGCATCCGATCGTAAATGCTTCAGCGCCGCATCGAGCACCTGCATGCGCTCGCGCAACAATGAGCGCGTGCGCGTCTCCGCGCCGAGCAAGGTCAACTGCGTCTCGACGCGCGCGGGCACGCTCATCATCTCGTTGATAGCGATGCGCGCCTGCTGCGCGTTGTCCGGCGCCAACGCCGCGAGCTCTTCGATGATGCCGAGATGACGGCTTGCATCCGGCACGAGATCGCCGACCAGCGCGCCGAAATTGGCCGGCACGACACCGCCCGCAACCGCGTCGAACGCCTCATCGCTCAGGCGGCCAAGCGAGCGCGCCGTGCGCATCATGCCTGATGTCATCGGCATGCTGGCGTCGACAATATCGGGCCGGGCACGCATCACGCGCGCCGCGTCGATCACATCGCCGCTGCCTTCCTGTAGATTTTTTTTTGCAGCCAGCGCGCGCACGTCGTCCGGCGTCCAGCCGTCCGCCTCACGGAAGCGATAGCCGTCTATCTTTGGCGCCTCGCCGGTCTCCGCCTCGATACGCTTGGCCAGCCCGAGCCTTTGGTGGCCGTCCGCGATCACACGCGTGCCGTCTGCCCGCTCGTAAATTACGACCTTGCCGGCCGCCAGGTCGTCCCACGTCATCACGTCGCCCAGGCGCTCGGTGACGCCGGCAGCATCACCGCCGCCCTTGAACTGGAACGTCGCCGGATCGGAAACGATGCCGCGTGTCGTGAAAGTGCCGAAAGTCACCGGCCGACCATCGACATCGAACCGGCGGCCGGGCGCGGGCGCATCATCCGTCAGGCGCGGCGTGCGCGCCTCCGGCGCCTGCTCGAGTGCACGGCCGGGCGGTGGCTCCATATCCGGCATTTCCGCGCGCCGCAGCGCCTGCGCCGTGTTTTCGAGATGCGACCACTCGTCAGCAATGCCGTAGCGCTCGAAGAGGCGCGCATCTTTGGCGCGCTGCGCCAGGTCGCGAATCGACGGATCGTCGGCGCGCTCCAGCACATCGGCCAGCGGCGCGCCGTCGCCTTCGTACGCCTTGCGGATGGGATTGTCGGCCGGCAGCCGTCGCGCTGCCTCGTCCAGCGCCAGCGCCTGGTCCGGCTCTTCAATCCACTTACCGCCGCGCCACACACGCGCGCCGCGATACAGCGAGCGGCCGACCACATCTATGCCCGCGCCGAAGGCGCCGGCCAGCGCCACGTTTTGAGCGCCACGCAGCACGCCGGCTTCCATGCCCGCCTCCGCACGCCAGCCCTGGATGATCGGCTGCAGGCCCGCCTCGACCGTGGCATTGATGGCCGCCGCCCGCATTGCGTGCACCATGAGGGTGCGGCCCCCGCCGGGATCGCCGACGAACATCGTCGCCAGCATCGCGGGGTCCTGCAGCGCACCGACAAACATGCCGGCAAATCCCGCCAGCGTGGAGCCCGTGCCGCCGCGCGACGAAAGATCCTGGAACTGCCGCTCGGCCTCGCGCGCGAGGCGCCTGGCATCCTCGCGCGGATCCAGATCGGGCCGGATGATATCGCGGTAGTCCGGCTGCTCCTCCGCCAGCCTGGCCAGCCGCGCCATGAAGTCGTCCGGCGACAGGCGCTCATCGAGATCCCGCGCGACACGCTTCGAGAACAGCGCGCCCATCGCTGCCTCCGGCCCCTGCCGGCCGGTCAGCGTCGTATCGCGCGCCGGATTGCGCAGCCGCACGCCGGTCGCCCGCAGAATGTCATCGATGCGCCGGTCGTAGGCTTCCTCCTGCGAGACGAGCATGCTGTTGACATTCTCGCCAACCGCCTGCGACCGCCGGCCGGCTTGCAATATATCCCAGTTGGATGACGGCGCGCCGCGCGCACCGGACAGGCCAAGGCCGCCAAGGTCGTAGGTATCGAGCGCGAGCACCATCAATCTGCCCTCCTTTTATTTCACGTCTCGCCAGCTCGCGCGCCAAACGTCAGCGCAGTGGAAGCCGTCAAAATTCGGCCAGCTCCATCGCACTTCGAGATTGTCCGCAAACCGCCTTTCACCGAGCTGCGGCAGCCGACGCCCTACAAAATGCAAATCGTTCCAGCTCAATTGTGCGCAATATTGCTGCCGGTCCGAGCTGCGCAGCATATCGAGGCCGATGTAAAAATAGCCGTTGCTCCATCTGATCATCATGTTGAAAGCATCACTCCCCATCCAGAAACAGCTTCGGGCGGCGCTTCTTGAGGCCGGGCAGCATCGCGCCGAGATTGACTTCGAGCCGGCGGCCCTGCTGATCGAGCAGCCATTGCGCGTCGCCTTGCGGATCACCGAGCGCGACGAGATACCGATCGCTGCCGATCGCCACGAAAGTGCCGCGCCGCACGGCGTCGGCACCAAGCCGGCGCTTCTTGACATCATACGGCACCGCCCCGGCCGCCTCGAGATCGGCATTCGTGATGCTCTCGATCAGCGTGTCGAAGCGGTCCTGCCTGACACCCGCCGGCACGAGAATTTTCTGCTTGCCGAACCATACGCCGCGATGGCTGCCCACACCGCCATAGGCCACGCCGCGCACCGTGGTCTCGCCGGTCACCTGGCGCACAATCTCGCGGTAGAGATCCGAATCGAATTCGGCTTTGCCTTCGGCGCGCGCGCGGGTTTCGTAAGCCGCGTCCGCGAGATCCGTCAGCGCCGCCGCCGCCTGCGGCAGCGCCTGCAATGCGGACCCCAATACCGCCTGCACTTCCGGACGGCTCTTTTGAGCGGACGGCGCCAGCGCCTTGAAAGTCTCGGAACGGCGGAGCGCGATGCCCGCTGCCGCGGCGCGGATCACCTGCGGATCGCCGCCGCGATGCACGAGACTGCCGAGCATGGCCAGTGTCTGCCCGCCCTTCGTGCCGCTCACCTGCGCCACCTCGCGCAAGGCCTCGTCGGCACGGTCTCCGAAAGCCCGCACCAGCGTGCCGGCGATCTGTATCAGGCCGTCGCCGCCCTGGTTCGCGATTTGCGACATGCGATCAAGCTCATCCGGCCGGAAGTAGCGCACCGGCTGGTCGTAGCGCTCCGCGACCGTCTCCGCCTCGACGGCGCGCGCCGTCAGCGACTGCTGCGCGGCATCCGCATTCGAGAAATCAATCGGCGTGACGGTGACCGTGCCGACCCGCTCGGCCCATCCCAGCGGGTCTTTTTTGAGCGCGCCGCGCATCTCACCCAGCATGCGCTCGGCCGCCTCGATCCGCGCCACCTCCTGCGGCAGCGCGCCATCCTTCTGCATGCGCGCGCGCTCATCTCGCACGAAGGCATCGAGCTTCACAGGCGTCTCGCGCGCGGCGGATGTCTGCCACTTGAGCACGCCCTCAGCCTGCTCCAGCGCTGCCTGCAACCGCGGATCGCCGGACGCAGTGACCTGCGCCCGCAACGCCGCCAGGCGCGCGGCCTGCGGTGCAAAGCCTTTTTCGGCGAGCGTCTGCACCTCGCCGATCTGACCGGCGATCTGGCGTACCTGCACATTCGCCTCGCGCTCGCCGCGATCCGCTTCCGCCGCCATGCGCCGCGTCAGCGCCGTCATCTCGTCAAGCGTGTAGAGCTTCGCAAGCCCCTTGCTGTCCTTGAAGTCTGCCTCGATCTGCGCGATGAACTCGCGCTTGCCCGTTGCCGTCTGCACCCGGTCAAACGCACCGAGCAGGCGCGCGTCGGCCACTTCCCGCTGCACGCGCTGCAATTCCTTTGCCGCCGCCTCCGGCGACAACAACGGGTTGCCGTCGGGCCCCACCGAAAGCATCTGGCGCCGCAGCTCGGCCACCTCGCCCGCCAGCACCGCGCTGGCGTCCTGGTCCAGCCCGAGACGATAGGCCTGCTGCTCGATGGAGCGCACCTTCTCGGAGACACTTGTGACAAGCCCCGCCCGCTGCTCGGCGCGCACGCGATCGCGATGCTGCCGCGTGGCCTGCCGGACGAGACCCAGACGGCGCCGCTGGAACGCACTTTCAAGATCAGGCAAAAGATACGGCTTGAGCTCCGGCCGCAGATTATCGACCGCGCCCGCCTTGAACTTGGCCAGCGCCTCCTCGAGGCCGCCCGGATCAGCCTGGTGCTGCTCCGCCGCCTGCTCCAGGCCGGTCTCGAATTCCGTCATCGTCCGGCGCTTGAACGCCTCCAGGCCCGCGCCGTTGTAGGCCTCGCTGTAGATCGTGCCATCGGCGCGCGGCCGGAATTCCGGATCGAGGCCCGCCAGCGCGCCTTCCTCCTGGCCCTCACGCGCAGCGGCCCTATCGGCGATCTTGCCGACCATGCCGGCGAAGCGGCCGAACTCGCCGGCCGCCGTCGCGAAGGCCGCGGCCGATCCATCGTCGCCCGCCGCCACCGCCGCACCGGGCGAGCCCTGCAACTGCACCGGCACGACCGTGGCCGCGGCCGTGCTTCCTGATCGCTCCGGCAGCGGCACCGCCCGTCGCTCGGCCATTATTTCCTCCTGAGAACGTCGACCCCGAACTGCCCGAGCGTCGACAGCCCCTTGATGTTCGCCGCCATCGCCTGGTTCGCGCCTTTCGCGCGCGTGATATTGGCCTGCAAGCCAGCCTGCCGGCGCGTGGTCTCCGCGTCCTGCTGCATTGTGATGCCCTGCTCGCGCTGCTGGAACGCCTGGCTGCCCGCCGTCCGCACTACCGCCATGCCTTTCAGAAGGCTGTCGAGCTGGCGGATAGTGGCGTTGCTTTCGAGTATTTCACGATCCGACGCCGCGCGCGCCTCGGCAGCCTCGGCACGGCGCGCCGCCGTGCCGCTGGTCGCATCGACACCCGCCGCCGCATAGGCCACGGCGTTGCGTGACAGCGTGCGCGCCAGATCTTCCTGCTGCGAGATCACCTGGCTTTTGCCCGCGAGATATTCCTGGCTTGCCGTGAATTCGTGGTCGCGGAACGCCAGCCCCGCCTCGGCTTCGATCTCGTCCGCCGCAAAGAATTTCAGCGCCGCGTTCTGCTCGGCTCGCGCCGCCATGGCGCCAGCGTTGGCGACCTGCGCCGCTGCGGTCTGATTGGCCAGCGCCCGCTGCCGGCCACCCGCTGCGAATTGTGACATGGCCGAGGCCGCGGTCAGCCCGCCCTCGAGCACCGTCGCCATCGTCGAGGACGTTGCGAGGCTCGACAGCCCCGCGCCTGCCGTCGATGCCAGACTGCCGACGATTACCTCCATCAGCCAATCTCCAATTTCAGCGAGCGCAGCGTGAACGTGCCCGGCCGCAGTTGCGTGACCTCACACAGACCGCCATTCTGGCTGCGCCCGAACAGCCGATCGAGCCGCACTTCGCCGGTGAACGGCGCATCAATCAATGAGCCGTCGAACGTCGCCGCATCGAATTCAAGCAGCGGCACATCCTGCACCGGCCCGCCGTTGGCGCCGAAGGCGATGCTGGACGTGTCCTGCAGCGACAGCGTGGCCCCGAAAATCCGCACCGGCCCCAGGCGCACGCGGCCCGATCTGTCGATCACCTGCTGCGGCATAGGATGCACGCGCGGCACGATGCGCAGACCGACTTCGCCCGCCAGCGCCGCCTCCGACAGCGTGATCTGCCCCGACGCCACCGTGAACGGCCCCTCGATGCGGCCATCCGCCTGCGCCCAGACCTCAAAGCCCTCAAGATGCTCCAAGCCACTCACCGTGGCGCTTGCCACCGCGCGCGAAAAAGCCATCGAGCTGTCGAAGAGAGACGCATCATCCTGGCGCTCGAAATAGAGATCAGTCACCCCTCCGATCGTGCGCTCGACGACGGCATCCACCGCGCGCTGCGCGTCGACGTTGACCGCCCGGAACAGACCGGAAGCCCGCGACCAGGGCGACATCGCGCGCACCTTCTCAGTGCGCATGAAAGTCATCGCCGCAATCGTACCGTCGCCGTTGACAATCAGCACTTTCGCGCCCTCGTTCACCTGGCTCGAGCGCTGATATGCGATGTCCCGCACGTCCTCGATCAGATGGCCGCCGAGCAAAGTCAGGCTCTCGGCCGTGTAATCCTGCTCCGCGTCCTGATACAGGAAATCCCGCACGACGCGCCCGCCCGCATCCGCGAAAATCGTGGCGCCCTCGACCTGCACCTGCGGCACGCCCGGCAGGCAGCCGTTGCGCGTCGTATTGATGAAAGAGATCGGCAGCGTCGCATCGAGCACGCGGTCGCTGACGTACCACTCGCCGCTGTCGGTAAAGACCTGCAAATGGCGACCAGCAAAAACGTGATGGATCACGACCTGATCGTCGGAGCCCAGCGTGATCTCGAGGCCCGCCGCGCTTTCCAGCCCCGTGCTCTGATCGAAATCGAAATAGCTCGACGACACCGACATCAGCAGCGTATCCGGTGCCAGCAGGAAGCCCGCGAGCACCAGGCGATCGGCGAAGAAAGTGCCGCACCGTGGCCAGCCGGTCGTGGCGGACATCAGGCTGCCGGACGCCGCCCGGCCATCCTGCAGCGTCGTCACGTCGACCGTCGCGTCATCGTCCGTGATGACATCAACGAACAATTTCGGCTGCACGCGGCTGCCGTTGTCACCGCCGAACGTCACCTCGAAGGTCACCGCGTCGATTGTCAGGCTCGTCACCTCGATCTCGATGCCAGCCGCGACATTGGGCAAAGCCTCCAGCGCCGTATCGATCGCGCCTGCCAGCGTGGCTGCATCGGAGCCGATCGTGATCTGCGCGGTCCAGCAATCTCCGACAACCAAAGCGATGCCGTCCAGCGGCCCGACACCGGAAATCGTCACGCGCTGGATCTCGTCCTGCGCCGCGCCAAACGAGGTATCCCCGCCACCCGCTGCCACGTTGCTGAAGGTCTGATCGTAACTCGTCCACTCGAAGTCCGCGCCCTGACGAAAGATCGTGCGCGGCGGCACTTCGGGGTGCAGCAGCATCATCAGGTCACGGCTCTGCACGCGCGTCGTCACCGGCAGCTGATCGGAGCGCATTGAGATGGGGATACTGGTCTGCCACTCGCCGCCGGCAAAGACGTCGATATTCCGGTCGGTGGCAATCATGGTGTAGGTCTGATCACGCGAGAACGTGAACGGGTAGCGCCGCACCGCGCTAAGCTTCGTGGTCTCCTGCCAAACAGCGATTTCCTTGATCGTGATGACACCGAGCGACAGCGACCCGGCACCCTTGACCACGACACGCAAATAGCGCCGCGTGACAGACTGGCCAGCGCCGGCGGAAAAGCGCCGCGTGCGCGCCGCCGTGCGCACATTGAACGCCCGGTCGAAAGCGACCCAGGCCGTGCCGTCACTGGAAACCTCGACAGCGAAAGCCGCGTCAGCGCTGTTTGCCGCGCACCGGAAGCCGGTCACGTCCACGAAAGTGAACGCCGTCGCCGCCCCGAGATCGACAGAGAACACAACGAACGTCGCACCCGTGACACCGCTGGTCGTGGCCGTCTCGGTGCTGTCCTGGCAGTCGACGACGTTCGCGACCGTGCCGCCATTCGGCGCGGTGACCATGGCCGCCGTCAGCGGGAAGCGCCGCAATTGCCGCCGCAGGCGCGCCTTATGGCGGAAGCCACCGCGCACGAACGCGCCGCCCTGCGGCAGGATTGACAGATTGTCACCGTGCAGCAGGCCGCGCTGATAGTGGTCGAGATCGATGCGCTCACGCAGAAGAGGATCGAGCACCCCGCGCGAGAATACGCCGATCACCTCGGCCCGGCGCGCCATCACCAGCTCCTGACATCGACGAACGGCCCACCGGACCCTGGCCCGAAGATGTCCGGCCCGGGCTCCGCCTGCGCGTCCGTCGTCGCCGCCTCCTGCAGCTTGCCGGATTGACCGGGCCGCCGGCTCGAGCCCCAGACATCCTCGCGCAACGCCGCGCGGATGTTCGCGTCTTCGTTCAGCGCCATCGCGAATTCCGCCTTGGCCGCCATCACCAGGCATTCGAGCACATCGAACGGCCAATCGTTATAGTCAGGCCGGTAGAGATATTTTGCCCAAAGCTGCTCGGCATTGGTGTGCACCTTGCCGGCGGTATATTCGAAATCGGTGAAGGTGTGTTGCTCGATCTTGTTCCAGATCGCATCCGGCAAACCGAGACGGTCGCCGGGCAGATTATACTGATAGAGCCAGAAGCCATCCGCCGGCGCGGCCGTGTCGCGCGTAAGCAAAACGGTTTTGCGCGCGAAGCGCCACGGCTTGGCGGTGAGGATCGCGTCGCGCACGCCGTCGAAGATCGACAGCACATGATCCGCTCCATAGGCCCCCTCGCCCTGGATTGGAAGATTGCCAAGCTCGAGCAGCGCGCGATTGCACAGTCCGACGCGATCCACCATTGTGCGGCACCTTAAGCGATGGCCATCGCCGTGATGGCAACCGTGGTGGCGCCGGTTGACGAGCTGACGATGTAGAGCTTCGTTTCAGGCGTGCCGTCGACATCGAGCGATGCCATGATCAGATCCCCCTCGGCAAAATTCTGATAGGCCGAGTTGAAATAACCGCTGCCCTCGACAACCGTGTCGGCGTCGTTCGTGGCGTAGTGCCAGATCGATTTGGTCGAGCCCGCGCCGTTGCCGATCGAGCCGCCGTGACCGATCCGCCGGAGCCCTGCTGCTGCATATGCCATGTTGTAAGTCCTGCTGGTGTTGATGGAAGGGTCAGCCGCGCGGCACCCCGCGCGGCCGACGATCAGCGTCAGTTGATGGTGATGGCGCTGTTGCCCTGGAAGCGACACTCGATGATGCCGCCGGTCGTGCCGCCCTGCAGCACGGTCGCGCCCATGTCCATCCAGTTGTTGTGGAGCCAGCCCGTCTTGCTGTTTTCCCATGTGACACGGGTATTCAGGTCATTGCCGTTGTAGCCCGAGCCGATCGACATCCAGTGCCACGCGTAGAACGTCACATCATTGGTGCTCGTTGGGAACAGCTCGTCAGGGCCGGTGAACCAGTTGACGCCGCCCCAGAATTTCGCGCGCCGTACTTTCATGAAAGGCAGATCGCCGCGCACCCAGTCGGCCGAGGAAAACTCCTCGAACCCCATCATCTGCGAAAACGCGAGTTGCGGGATCATGCAGTAGGCCCGCCCGTCCTCCGGCACGTCACGCTTGTAGAGATTGGTCGAAACCGACAACGCCTTGGCGAGATCCCAGGCTGCGTCGAACGCACCAATCACCGTCCCGTAAGTGCCGGTGCCAGCATGGATCTCGTCATAAATGATGCTGTCGTGCTTCCGCCCGAGCGCCAGCGCCGCCTGCTGTTGAGCAACGGCGTTTTCGTTTGCGCTCATGCGATCGAGATCGACCTGATAAACGTATTCCGCCGCCTGATAAGCCTCGGTCGTCAGCTCGACACGGCTGCGGCCCGCATTCATGGGCACGAGATCGGACCCGATTTCCATTTTCCGGGCACTGCCCTTGCCGGCCTTCGGGAAATACATTTTCTTGCCGTCGATCTGCGCCGGCGGCATGTAGGTGCCGCGCAGAACGTGACCTTGAGACTGGTACTCCATCAGGACGCCGGATTTGTATTTCTCGACGTACCAAGTGCTTGCTTCGGTAGCCATTGCTTGCTCTCACGGTTTTGATGTTCGCGTGCGCTGCCGCCGAGTGCCGCGACGTGAGAGCGGGCCTGACGATCAGGCAATGCCTGATCCGGGTGCCACCGCCGGCGCGGGTCCTGCTGCAAAGCTGCAGCAATCTACGCGCGCGCCGGTGCGGGGGGGCCTAAGCCGCGGCCCCGTAGAATTGCTTGAACATCGCGTCTGTTTGCTCGGCGAATGCCGGATCGAACTCGGGCGATAGCGCCTGGTTGCGGGGATCGGCGATGCGGCGGTCAAGATCCGCCTTCGTCAGCGCCTGCCCGGCGCCGGTGCCGCCGGTCTGCACGCCGGTCTCGCGCATTTGTCCGCGCAAGGCCTTCAGCGCCAGAATGCCGTCCGCCGTCTCGGCGAGGCCGCGCAACACGCTGGCCTGATCGGCCGTCAACGTCTTGTCCGCGACCAGCGCATCGATATAGGTCGTCGCATCCGTCCAGGCCGCCGCCGCCGCGTTGAGCACATCCTGCTCCGACATGCGCGCGGCGCCATCACCGGCGAGCTTTTTTGCCTCCGCTGTCACGTCGACGCCGCCGAGCTTGCCCTGCGCCAGCAGCTCCCCGTGGAAATCCTGCACAAAGCCCGCGAACTGCTCCTGCGTGAGCCCGTGCTTGTGCGCGATGTTCCGGGCCACAGCAAGCGTTTCGTCCTGCGCCGGATCTCCGACAACCGCCAGCACCTCCTCGCTGAACGCGACCGTGTAGTCGTCAGGCTTGTCGACGGCCTTGCCGCGCTTGCCCATCTCTTCGCGCGCGCCGCTGTAGGCGGCAAACACCTTTTCCAGCGCCTGCTCCGGCGTGTCGCCGCGCAGATGCTGCGGCAGGCGATCCATGATCGTCCCGCCCTGCTCGCCGCCCGCCGGTTGCGCGCCCGCTGCCTCGTACGGATTGACCGGCGCGGCTGCCGCCGCTGGCGCTTCCCCGCCGCCTGGCGCCCCGCCTTCACCGCCACCCGCAGCCTCAGCCGTGTTGAAAGTCATCATAGTCCACATCGCAATCATGCATCATCCGCGCGCGGCGCGGCTCCCTGCTCCATCAATTGCATCAACTCCCGCACAAGATGGCGGCGCGCCTCATGCCAGATCACGCTCGCCGTCAACCCTTCAAGACCAAGGCCGATCAAATTCGGATCGCCCAGGTCCGGCACCGCCTGGTGCAGCAGCGTGCGGTCGACCAGGTACTGCAGCGTCGCGCGGCCAGCCGTGCCGGCGAACGTCTGCGCCACATGCTCGGCGAGGCGCGCTTGCGGATCGTCCACGTCCGCCGGGCGCCGGCCGCCGAAGCTGTCCTCGATTTCCTGCACCCCACCCCAGCCGTCCGTCTGGCCGAGCAAGCGGGTTAGCTCATCCGTCAATTCACTGCTCCGTTCACGATATCTTGCGCCTGTGGCGGTTGCTGCTGCGGCGCGGCCTTCGCCGCTTCGATCGCCATCGCCGTCTGCTCGCGCTGCGCCTGCTGCTGGCGCACCTGGTCACGTTCCTGCTGCGATGGAATGTGCCGCTCTTTGACGCCCATCCATTTGGCCAGCTCGCTCAGGACGTCATCATCGCGCAGCGCCAGGCTCATCTTGTCAGGCCACAGCCCGGCCACGACTTGCGCGAAGTCCACAACCGCCTTCGCGTCCTTCGCCATCGCCGCCTGCACGATTGGCGAAACAACGCGAAGGCCAACTGTTAGCTGGTCAATGTTCAAGCGGTCGGTTGGCAGAATTTTACGATTGGCCAGGATCTCGTTTGCGCGCTGCACGACCGGCGTCACGATCTCGAGCTGCTGGCGGGCAAGTAGGCCGACCATCTCCTCGCCGCCGTCTTTCAGGCGCTCAAGAATCTCCGTCGGCGAGCGCACAGAGCCCGCAGCCGGCGGCATCGTGCGATCCATCTGCGCCTGGCGTATCTGCTCGCGCTCATCCTCGGTGATGATGCGGCTCAGATCATAATCGCCCGGGATATTCAGCTTCTGCACACTCGGCCCGAAAGCGCCGCTCGACGCATTCGAGCGCACCGCCCAGAAGGCACCGGGCGCGAATTTTGCCGTCTTCGGATTGAATCCGGACCCGTCCTGATATGCCCAGATCCCGAACAGAGCGATCGCCGCCGCCTTCAGGTCGTATTCGCGCACTTTGTTCAGCGTCTTGGTGCCGGGCAGCGATAGCAGCCCCGCGCCGAAGCCCTCCGCCTCACCCGCACAGACAAACATGCGCGGCGTGATCCACGGGCTGGTGCGGTATGTCTCGTCAAAAATCAGATCCTCGTCATCGCCGCGCCCGCCGCCGCCGGCCTGGCCGTCCCGGCTCTGCATGCGAAAGACATACAGGCGCCAGCGCCGCTCGTCTTGATGCCAGACTGTCGACTGGCAGATCGTAACCGGCTTGTCTTCTTCGTCCTTGATGATGCGGCGCAGCTCCTCGGAAAACCGCCCCTTCGGCCACATCTCCTCGATTTCATACGCCCGGAACGACCGCGCCCAATGCCGGCCGGTGATATCTCCGTAAGGCCCGCGCTCCAGCGCCACTTCGCACTTCGGCACGGCGACCGTGCGGATCGGGTTGTAATCATCCCCCTCCAGCATCAGCATTGACCCTGTGCCGACGAACTGGTCCAAGAACATCTCGTTCACCGAGACGTGAAAACTCGAATTGTTCAGCGCGCCATGCTGCACCATGGCGTAGCGCTCCAAATCCTCATTGAGCGCCTTGACTTCGGCCTGCCCCTGCGCCGCCAGCATCGGACCAGCCTCGAGCTGGAAAAAAGCCTCGCCCGGCGGCATCAGGAATTGCTGCGCGCGGCCGGCATACCGCGGCGCGCCACGCAACGGCGTGCTGTCGAAAATCTTATTCAAAGACGGCGGCCCGGGCTGTCGGTTAAGCGCCCCTTGCCGGTAAGGCATCAGGTAGTCGTAAACATCCTGATAGACATGGTTCCAGTGCTGCAGCGTCTGCAGCGCGTTGGCAGCCCGCTTGCGAATGCGCTTGTTTTCCAACTTTGCCAATGGATCACCCTAGCGATGCGCCGCCGCTCAACAGGCGCGAAAGGCCCGCTTGACCGGCCTCAAAAAAATTGAGCAGGCGCCGGCGCCCACCCGTGGACCGCACCCGGCGGCGCTTGTCCGCCGCCGCATCCGCCTCAGACGCGCGCCGATCCAGGGCATCCTGCTGACGCTGCGCCGCCGCCGCCTTTTCCGCTTGCAACCGTGCCGCCGCCTGGCGCGCCGCTTCCGCCGCCGCCGCCTCCTGCGCCTGCCGCGCCGCAGCCGCCGCCGCCGCATCCTGCGCCGACGTGTCGACGGCTGGCGCGCTTGGGCTCGGCCCGCCGCTGACCAGCGTGCTGATGCCACGCCCTACTCCGCGCGCCGCGCTAACCACTCGAGACATGCTGCCACCTCCAGACGATCATGTGACCATCGAGATGATCACGGACAAACCCGAGCACCTTCGCAAGGCGCTGGCCGGAGCGATTGCGCGCATGCGTGCGCGTCATGATCGCCCCGAGCGCATAGCGCTGATCCTCTTCAAGCTGCGCACGGCACATCGGCACCAAAGTGCGCAAATGCTCCGACGCGCCAACACCCGGCGAGAACCAGGCCTCCGACTGAGTTCGAGCGTGCACGATACCGGCCAGAAGGCACGGGGGGGCCTTGGCTGCCGGCCGGAATGCCCAGGCCCTGCCGTGCGCGATCTGCACCAGCAACAGCCGATGGCCGCCCGGCCGGGTGATGCCGCGCGCCGCCAGGAACTCCGACCAATTTTCGTAGCTGGCCGGCTCCTGCAGCATCAGAACACGCTGAAATCCGTATTGGCGACGACAGACGCATGGCTGACATCAGGCAAGCGCGAGCCCGTGCGATTGCCAATCACCGCTTCCTTGCCGCGCCGCCCAAGGCAGAGATACTGCAGCGCGTCATGCACGTGGCTCCATTCATTTTTTTGAGGCCGGAAAGCATAGCCGTCACCAAGATCGGAGCGGACCTTCACAAAGCGATAATGCGACGCGAAGCCCTTGCGCAAATCGGGGCACGCGGCAGACACGAACAAGCCGGGCAGCCGGCCGTCGATCATGTGCACGAGCATCTGACTGACCGCATCCTGGCGGATACCCGGCTCATTCGACGGCGCCGGCTGCATGCGGATGCCCGTCGCGCGCTCCACGATCTGCACCCAGTTCAGCTCGCCACCCTCTGCGTCCGCGCCGTTGTACGCCGTCGGATCGACCCACCCCTCGCCGATCGGCACGCCCCGCGCCTCGGTGTCGAGCCACCGCGCCAGCGCTTCCCCGAATCGCGTCGGCCCCATGTGTCCGGGCAGGAATTCCGCGACAATGCGCATCTGCCCATCCGGCGTTTCCTGCCCAGCAACCGCAGACGGATGCAAGCCCGCGTCAAAGCCGAAATGCAGCGGCAGATTGCGCGCGATCGGCAGCACGTCGCGCGACGCGTGCAGGTTATCGTTGTAAACCTCATACACAGGCTTGCCGTGCCGCGAATATCCGGACTTGTTATCGATCATCCGCGCCACCCACCAGGGCTGGTGCGCGTTCGCGGCCGCCAAGCGCGTGTAGTAATTTTCCGGCAGGTTGTGCAGATTTTCGGCGCCCGGCTCGCGACCGCCCGGCTGCAGGAAGTATGCCGACCGGCCCAGCTCGGCGATCTGATCATCCAGCTCGCCGAACTTGAGGCGCATCAGCCAGCTATCGGGCTCCGGCGCGTTCAGATCGCCGATCACGCCGTAGTCGAACGACGCACCGGCCGGCAAATCCTTCATCGACGGGAAACGGCCACAACGCCCGAGCGCATATGTCAGCACATCCTCAGGCTGCAAATTCGCTTCATTGAGGTAGATATCGGTCACCTCGTACCCGCCCATGAAGTCCTCGACATCGCTGTCACCAACTGCCGCGAATTCGATGTCGAAATCCGTCCGAACGCCGTCGAGATCAACCAGCGTGAGCTGGTGACGCGATGGGCGGTCCTGCCCGCCGCTCCACCCCTTGTCCTTCGGGAACCACTTCACCCACGACCGGATGGCCGTCCTCTCCATGCGCCGATACGTGTCCCGCAACACCAGCGCCCGGTATCGCCGCACGCCATCTTTGCAGACCGGCATGCGCATCGCCCGCGCAACCAGCTTGAAAAAACACGTCGTCGTCTTGGCGCTACCGTAGGGCCCTTGAATGAAGCTCAGAAATGATCGGTCCTCAAAAAACGCCTGCGCAACCGGACCGGGGTGCCGATAGGTGGTCAGATCGAAGCGCTCCGGGCCGACCTCGTGCTCCGACAGATCCTCGCGATCCGCAAACGTGACGAACGATCCGTCGCTTTCGGCCATTCCCCCCGACCCCCATTGGTCCAACGTTTCGGCCGCCCACCTCAATCATCGCGAGCGGCATCTACAAGCAGTGGAAGGCGTCTATCACGGCGCAGTCGCAGGGGGGCCTGGCAGGCTGGCAAGCCTTCAGTGTGTGAGAGGGGTCACCCCATAAATCTGAAGAGGCGCGATTTCCGGGGGGCCTCCCCCCTTTGCTCACATCGAGATCAAGGGGGGGGTGCGACTGATATTCAATCAGCCGCCAAGGCTCTGAAATGCTAGGCAGATCAATCGCTTGATGCATCGTCCGACGATTGATCATCCGACACCAGCGCCTCGCCATCGATAAGCCCTTGATTTTGCTGGCTATCGTCCAGCAGCGTCCAGCCCAGCTCACTGCCTGCCTGCTGCTTCTGCTCGACGGTCATCTGCCCGATCACGATCACCGTGCGGCTGCCCTGATCGCCAGTATCCTCGATCGCCAAAGGCAGCTTTTGCTCGACGTAAGGCAGAACCGCCTGCGCGGCCTGCACCTGGATGCGCAGCGCCGCCTCGGTGCTGGTGCTAAGCTCATCCGCGAGATCAGCCGTCCGCGCCCGGTAGACGCCCGCCAGGAATTCCAAAGGCAGCTTGCCCGTGGCCTCGAACCACTGCTGCCAGTGCCTGGTGCGTTTGTTCTTCGCACCCGCCGGCCGGCCTGGTCCGCGCGGCCCTTGCGGCTCCTCCGCATGCGCGCCAGGCGTCGCCGGCAGCATGCTGATCTGGCGCCCGATCGAGGCCGCCTCGGCCTCCTCGCCCGCCCCCATTACGTCCGCGCGAGACCCCGATTTGCCATTATCAGCCATTCCAGCCCCATATTTTATTCAATCCGCCATCTGGAACACCTCTGGAACGCTCGGAATTTTGAGTGTTCCAGCTTAAGGCACTGTAATCCTTACCATTATAACAATCTGGAACGGTGGAACGGTGGAACACCATTATCCCTATACGCGCGCGCGCGCGGAAGCGCTCTGATGTGTTCCACCGTTCCACCGTTCCAGATTGTGATTTAGTGTTATATTTCAACGCCTTGCGGCGGAACACTGACCGGAACACTGCTGCGACGAGTGTTCCGGTCAAGATCAGGTCCGAGATGCACAACCGGCGCCCGAAGTGAATGTTTGATCTGCTTCGGGGTCGGGGGTCAAGAGGTCGGGAGACTGTTCGCACGTCCCTGTTGCTGGATGTCATCACGACAGCAGCGGCGGCCCGCCGTCCTCGTCATCCATCAGGCCGCCAGGCCCATAGAGCGCATCGATTGAGATCAGTGTGCAGCGGCATTTCACGCCGTTCACGCGCGGCGCTCCCGTGGTCCACATGCTCTCACGCGGCCCCTGACGCAGCGCTGATGACCATACCCCGGCGCCCATCTCGCCACCCCACTTCGTGCCAATAAACAGGCGCTGCGTCAGCGGCGATTGATTGGGAATCGCCAGCCAATGCGGATCTCCGCGCTGCGCTGGCTTGACCACGCCGAGACCTGCCTGCCCCAGCTTGTCGCGCGCCTCACCATAGCTCGCCTCGCCCGTCTGAAAGGCGACAAGCTGCTCGCCCACTGTCTTCTTGAGCCCATCGCGCCACGCATCCACATGCACGCTCAGCAAATGGTTGAGGCACAGCCGCCAATTCTCGACAGCATCTTCGAATTCCGCCATCTCTGACGCCTTCAGGCGCTCGCGCCACAGCGTCAAATCCTCCCCCATCGGCAGATTGATCTCCGGGCTCTCGAAGTCCTGCCCGATGATCAGGTCGGCGCACGTCAACAGCGTGCCGAACGTATCCTGCCCGCGCCCATCGTGCCCCGCCTGCGCCAGCTCCGCCTTGTAGGCCGCCAGCGTCGGCTCGAAGCGATGCCAGTCGTCCATCAGCCGCCGCAGCACCATCTCGCCCAGCCGCCCCAGGTGCTCATCACTCAGCGTGTCGCGATCGAGCGGCACATGCTCCTGCGTCAGTCTGTTGAGACGCAGCAGCGCCATGCGCGATAGATCCTGCGGCTCCAGCGGCGGCGCGTTGATCGATGAGAACACGAAAGCGCTGCGGGCCTGGAATTCGACGCCCGAATGCTCGGCCCCGCCGCGCAGCATCAGCGCGCCGCTCGCCGCCAGGCGCGCCAGCTTCATCACCGCCTTGACCTTGCGCGTATCGGCTTCCGCCTCCAGCTCGTCCACGCTCACCGGCACGCTGTCATTGCCGATGCGCTGATAGACGCCAGCCGCTGACGTGTCCGCCGCCTGCACCAGCCAGTCGCCAAGCATGCCCTTGAGCACCCCTTGCAGCGTACTCTTTCCCGTGGCCTTGTCACCCGTGATGAAGACGGTCGGCCGCCACGGCAGCGCGCCACCGAGAAATGCCGAGCCGAGCCACCCGAGCAGCAGCACCGGGTCGACATCGGGCCGCGCCCAGTGCCAGCGCCTGAACATCGGCACGATCAGCTTGGCCGGGTTGCCTTCTTCCTCGATGCTTGTCAGCCATGGCTTGGGCAATGGCGGGCGCTTCGGGTAGACGTAGCGCCCCAGCTCCCCGGTCGGGATCTCCTTGCCGTAGACGTAGAGCTCGGTGCCGGTGTGCAGGATAAGCTGCCCTTTCGCACCGCGCCACGCCCCGCGCCCGCGCACCTTCTCGACATCCTTCCAGGGCCCCTTGATCGCGCACGCCGCCATCAGATCGTCGCGGGCCTTCTCGGCACGCCAACTCGTGACGCCGCCGTCCTTCGTCGTGCGCGGCCAGGCCCAGTAGAGATAGTGGTGGCGGCCCATGAACAGGGCTGCAATGGCATTTTGCGAGAACCGATGCGACGGGATCGATCGGAGCTGGCCAATTGTATCGAGAAACCAGAAGTTGTCGCCGTCGACCCCAAGCGGATGCACCGGACAATCCGGCGGCAGCCCGTTGCGCTGCGGCGTCCATTCCCCGGGCCGGATGCCCTGGTCATTCTCGTCGCCCGGCAGCGGATCGAGCGGCACCAGCACGCCGTCCTCGGTCTCAGTGACCGGCGCCTCCGGCAGATAATCCTCGGCCTCGTCCAGCGCCTGCCTGACGACTGCCGCCCCCTTCCGCCCGCCGCTCATTCCGCGGCCTCGCGCTGCGGTTGGGCAGCCATCACGACACGCCGGCCCAGCCCGCGCCCGCGCCCATCACGGCGCCGGTGCCCGGTGCGCCGGTAGAGACCGCGATCAGGCGGATCGATGCTGATGTGAGCGGCCTGCGCCTCCGCCGCCGCAATCGCGTCGATCTCGGCCAGCAGCGGCAACAGGCAATGCGCGAAAGTTGTGTGCGCGAGGCGCACCGCCAGGTGCACACCGTCCCAGGCCACGGGCTTGCGCGCGGCCATCTTGCACGCGTGCCGGTAAAGATGCTCCGGCACGAGATCGCGATGCGCCGCGACATAGCCGGCCAGCGCCATCGTATCCCGCGCGGCATCGCGGCCCGCGCCGTCGCCATCCAGATACCAGTATCGCCCATCCGGCCGCACATCCCGGTCGCCCGCCATCCGCGAGGCCAGCAGCTCATACGTCGAGCCCGCGTTGCCGGCCGCGATGCTGATGACGAGATCCATCGTCAGCACCGCCGCCATCGGCACCGCTTCCGTGTCAGGCCGCCGTGCCGGCCTGTTGCTGCGTCGTCCCATTCGTCCCCCCCATCAGAGCGTCATTCATGTCCTTGCCGATCGGCGATCTCGCCACGCGCACGCGCACGCCCTGCCGGGCCAGCGCCTCGCAACCGGCGTGCAATTGCGCCATGGCCTGCGGCTTGCCCCAGTCATTATCGGCCGCAATGATCACCTCGCGGCAGCAGGCCGGCAGCATGATCGCCTGCAGATTGCCGAGCGAGCCCGCCGCCCACACGCGCAGATCCGGCCGCGCCAGCGCGATTGACAGCCCATCCTCGACGCCTTCACAGAGCACGAATATCTCCGTGACGCCGCGCTGCACCGCCGTCGTGATGTCCAGCCCGGTTTCTCCGCGCGACAGGCGCATCGTGGCGCCCTTGAAGCTCGGCCAGATCTTGCGCACGGGGTCGACCGGCGCCTTGCCGCTGCCGTCATGCTGCAGCCATGTCCGGTGCACTGCCCAGAAGCGGCCATCAGGCCCGCTCATGGCCGTCATCATGCAGGGCCATGCCTTGCCGCTCTCTGCATGGCGGTGCCAGCTTTCGGCGCGGATCGCCCGCGGCGGGCGCGCCAGGTCCGCCACCACGATGCCGCGCGTCGCCAGATACTTCTCGACGATAGTGCCGCTCAAATCCTGCGCCGCGCGCAGCCACGTCGCCTGCGCATGCCCGCGCTTGTCCTGCAGCCGCTCCGCCTCGCGGTGCGCCCGCCAGCGCTGTTGCTCGGCCACGCGCTCCGCCTGCCGCGCGAATTCGGCCGGCTGCATGTCCTCATAAGCCGTCCACTCCTTGGCCCAGATCACCGCATCGCGGAACTCGCAGCCAATGGCGAGCATGATGAGCTGCCACACGTCGCCTTTCTCGCCCGTCGCCTCGTCGCGCCAGGAGCCCGGCACCCCGCTCAGGGCCACCCAGAAGCTGCCCTTGTTTTTGTCCTGCCGCGCCGGATTGCGCGCTATCCAGTATTTTCCGGCCCGGTGGCCGTCAGGCAGCAGACCCAGGCAGAGCTCCTGGATCTTGAGCTGCAGGAGCATCTTGATCTCGGCCGCCTCGTTGCGGCCCTTGTGGATAGCCATGATTGACGCCTTGCCTTTGCCTCAAAGCCTGAATGTGATTGGCGGGCCGCCTGATTGGGGGATTGGCCGCGACGACCCGCCGGTGAGGGCTGCGGCCCAATCAGATCACGCGCTGCAGCAGGAAGGCCGGCTTCAGTGCCAGCCCATAAAACCGCCCATCGCGGCGGCGCGCCGGCGTCGCCTCGAGGAGCCTGAGAAAGGCCGCACGGTCCATCCCGCCTTCGCCGCGTTGCGCGCACCAGGTCTCGAATGCCGCGCAGACATCATCCTCGGCCAGCGAGGCACCGCGCACCGGCTCCAGCACGGATGCCTTGAAATCGACCACCGTCTGCGCGCCGGGATGACTGATAATGCCGGCCTCGAGCATGCCCGCCAGCGTCTCCGGCTCCCGGGATCGCTCCCCGGCAAACATGAAGCCGAAAGTCACCGCCAGCTCGATGATCACCGCCGCCGCCACTGCCAGCGCCAGCTTCTTGTCGTCTTCGCCGGCCCGGCTGATCCAGCCGAGCACCGCCGTTTGCGGATCGCCAACGCCGACCACGGCCGTCTCGCGCCGCTCCGCCATCAGGCTCGCGATGCGCGCCTCGACAGCCCGCGCGCGCTCCGCCAAACCGAGCTTGGCCCGCCACTCCTTGCAGCGCGGCCCGTCCCCACTCGCGCATTCCGCCGCCTTCCGCGCCTCGATCGTCGCGATCGGCTCCACGGTGCCGATCGTCTCACGCTCGTTGCGCAGCCGGCGCAGCTCGTCCCGCACCACGTCGCGCGTGTCCACTTTCGCCTCGCGCTGCGCCATGTTGTCGTTGCGGTGCGAGCCGAGAAAACCGATATGCGCCTGCAGCGAAAACACGAGGCACAGCATCGCGATCACGAAGAGACCGCAGGCCGAGGCTTTCGCACCGCCGTGGAAGCGCCGCCCGCTTTCGTGCGCCGCCGTCACCTTGATGGCCTCGACGGCGAGATACACGCCGCCCATGACCAGCGCCTCGAAAGAAAACCCACCGCCGCCCCACTCGGTGTAGCCATAGGAAGCGTTGAGCATGCCCTGCATCAGAGCCGCGAAGCACAGCACGGCCAGCAGCGGGCTCGCCACGGCGTGGCGCGCCACGTCCCAAACCATGTCTCTCATTGGATCATCACCTGTTGACTGAGTGTGTCGAGCAGATCGTCGATCCGCCGGTCGTCCCGGCGGTCCTCGACCAGCGCCACCGACCGGCGCAGCGATTTGCGGTCGCGCCGCGTCACCCGCGCCAGCGCGTGCAGCGAGCAGCCGCAGGCGCAATGCGCGAGATAGACATCGGCAGAGCAGCGCCCGCCGATGTCAGCCCGGGCGACGAGCTCCCGGCAGTGCTCCAGCGCGCGGCTGGCGTAGAGGGTATTGGCGATGCGACGGTGCGCGCCGCGGGCAAGTGTCAGCGACATGACGGCTCCAGCCGGTCAGGAAGCACAACGCAGCCGCGACAGGCGGCAACTAACGCCCGGCATGCCGGAGACTAGGGATTGGCCGAGATCCGCTCGCTGAATTTCGGCTGCAGGGACAGGAACACCTCGCGCTCGATCTCATCCATCGCCTGAGTGAGCTTCCCCAAGTCGCGCTGCAGCACTTTGAGCGTCGGCGAAACGTCGCCGGAACGCCAGCGGCTGATCGTATGCCGCCGCACGCCCGCCCGCTTGCAGACAGCAGCCAGCGAAAGATTGACCGCTTCCGCCCGTTGCTCGATGAGATCTATGTGCTCGCTCGGTTCCATTAATGCGACAAGAAAAGCGAACCGGTGCGCTCTGTCAAGGCGCTTTAACAGGACGTGCAATAATCCGATGTGGAGATCATGGTGCGCTCAAAAGAGACCAGATATGGATCATCAGCAAGCACACAACCTTGCGCAGCAGCGCGTGCGCCTGTATTTGCAGGCGGTCTTGACGGAGACAGGATGGAGTGCCCCCGAGCTCGCGCGCCGCGCAGGCATATCGCGCTCGACGCTGCACCGCGCGCTCACCGAGGACACTTTCACGACCAGCACGACGACGCTGGAAAAGATTGCGCGCGCCAGCGGCATCAACCTGCCCGGCACGCGCGCCGCGACGACAGCCCGCGAGCTGCTGCCCGACGAAAATGTCACCGGCGATCAGCTCGCGCCCCATCAGTCCTGGCAGCGCGTCACCACTGATCTTCTCGTGCGCGCCGGCATCATGCCTGGCGATATACTGCTGCTCGACGCCCAGGCCACCCCGCGCCAGGGCGACATCGTCGAAGCGGAAATCGTCACGGCCGCCGGCGCGCACACCGCGCTCCGTCTCTATGACGCGCCCTACCTCGTGACGCGCGCCGCCGGCGACGACGAGAAGCCGGTGCTGGTCGACGGCGAGCGCGTCATGATCCGCGCAGTCGTCGTCGAACGGCGCTGGCGCCGGCCCGCATGAGCCGGCCCGCACCCCACGCCGCCGCGCACCACACGACCGTTGCCAGATAGCGCGCCGCCAGCAGCGCGCCGGACAGCTCCCGCCCGTCCGCATGCATCCGCGCCGCCATGAAGGCAACCGGCACCGCCGCCAGAACCAGCACCCAGGCCAGCCGCTGCCGGTCAAGGCCGAGGATCACGCTCAGCACGATTGCGACCGACGCGACCGACGCGAGCGACACCGCCACCATCAATTCCATCTCTTTCTCCACATGCATTCACGACTACAAACCCTTGAAAATACACACAGTACACGAAATCTCAGCGTGCGGAAGTCCGATTTAATCACCTTTTTTGTTCCATTAATGGAACTTTTTTGTTGCATTCTCCATCCGGGCCGACTTAATCTCCCTTCGTGTCCAGCCGGTGGCCTTCGGGCTGCCCTAGATGTCGAGAGAGGCGCGGCATTGATGGGGCGGGGGCCGGCTGGACCAACCAACCGCAGCAGTGGAGAGACTGGATGCACATCAAGCTCAACCATCAACCGCACAAGATCTTCAATCACGGCATCATCACCTACGAAGCGCTTGTGGCCGCCGCCGGTGCGCATTGGGGCGCGCCCGTGAAGGTTTGGAATGCGCGGGGCCGCATTCACGGCCCGCTCTATCCCGGCCAGCGTGTCATCTGCACCCGGCGCACCCGCGTCACCGTGCTGCCATCACGGGAGCCCCGGCGATGAGCGAGCAACAGGATTATCCGACTTTCGCCGAGATCGACGCCCGCAATGTGCGCTTCGCGATGCTGGTCGCCGCCGCGTGGTGCATCTGCGCGTGGCTGATGTTCATTGCCTGGCGGAACATGGAGCGGGCCGCGCCGGCACCCATGCGCGTGATCTATCTGGCCAGCGAGCAGCCGTGCGATGCGCGCCGCAAGCCGCGCACCCGGCTTGCCGTCACCGGCTGCTATCCGCGCCGCGTCTGCGCAGAGGAGGCGATCTGATGCCGTATCCCAATTTCACGATGTCCGAGCTGGCGCAGGAAATCGGCCGCAGGCCGAGCTGGTTGTCGAACAACTGGCGCAGGGAAGTCGAGCGGGGGAAGCTGCCGCCGCCCATCATGGGCGGCGGCGGCTCAGGCGACCCTCCGATCTGGTCACGCGCGCACGTCTATGCCTATTTCGACCAGAACTTGCC